TTGCGGCACAAAAATGGCACAGGCCTAGAGCCTGGGTTTCGGCTCGCTGAAGGCCGCCGCCGGGGCGGTGGCGGCGCTGCCGTCCAGCCAGGCGATGAAGACCTGGGCGCCGGTCAGGCGCCAGCAGCCGCTGACGCGGTACAGGCCCTTGTAGAGCACGGCCCACAGGGCGCCATGCTGGCACGGGCCGGCGTCGGCGTGCAACTCGACGCGCAGGTCGCCGTCCACGAGCTCGGCCACCGGGCCCGCCTGCGCCAGGCTCGAGGCCAGCAGCATGGCGGCAGCCCAGTGCGTCATAGCAGCGCGGCCTCAGCCTCTCGGCGGCGCACCAGGCCGGGCAGCACCCGGCCGCTGGCGCGGGTCCAGCGCATCAGCTGCTCGCGCGCGCCGGTCCAGTCCTGGGCGTTGACGACGCGCCGCAGCGTGCTCGTCTGCAGGCGCCCCACGCCCAGGTTGTAGGCCCAGTCGACGATCGCGTTGCAGCGCGCCGGGTGCGCCACCAGCACCGGGCAGGCGCGCAGCACGCCAGGCAGGAACTCCTGGCGCAGCGTCAGCTGCAGCAGGCGCTCGGCGGCATCCTGGCTGATGGGCGGGTCGGTCAGCGCCACCGCCCGGCCGTCAGCGTACCGGGTTGAGCCGAAGCCGATCGTGGCCACGCCGGCCGGGCACAGGTAGGGCCGCGACCGGAAGCCTTCGAACCGGCGGCACAGCTCGGCCGCCACGTCCAGGTTCACGCCAGCCCCCGCCGCTGCAGCGTGCGGTCCAGGAACCAGTAGTTCAGCGTGCCCGCCACCAGCGCGGCGAAGTCGGCCGACATAGCCAGCTTGAACACCTCGGCCGGCGGCATGCCGGCCAGCCAGGACTGCCAGGCGAACCAGACGTGGACGAAGGACCAGATGCCCAGAATCCAGTAGGTCACCACCGGCCGCACGCTGGCCGACAGGCTGGCCACCCAGCCGCGGGCGGCCTTGGTCATCTCGGTCTGCTGCTTGATAGCCGCCTGCAGCGCTTCCATCGCGCCGGCGTCGATCGCCGCCTCGCGCTGCGCGCCGATCTCCTGCAGGCGCTGGGCGCCGCGCTGCGCCTCGAGCTGGCACTGCCGGTCGAACATGGCCAGCTCGTGACCGCGCTCGTGCTTCTTGTCCAGCCACTTCAGCACCTCGGGCGCCAGCCGGAACAGGCCGCCCAGCAGGCTGCCCAGCACACCCCCGCCGATCAGGTCGAGCATGTCACTTCCCCCAATGCGTGGCGAACCACGACACGATGCCGCCGAAGAGGCTGGCGAAGGTCATGCCGGCCCACAGGCCGCCCTTGCTGCGGTTGGCCAGCGCCAGCAGCTGCCGCACGTCGTCCTGCAGCGCGGTCACCTGGCTGCGCAGCGAATGCACCTCGGCCTCAAGGCGGCCGAATTCGCGTGGGTCGATCTCGGTCATGTGAAAGCCCCGAATCAGGTCTTGATGATGAAGTGGATGGCCAGGTAGGGCGGCAGGTTGGCGTCGGTGGCCGATGAGCCCTGCGTGCTCGTGCTGCCCGACACGCTGTGCGTGTGGTTGGCGCTGACGCCGCCGGTGGTGAAGGTGTGGGTGTGGTCGCCGGCAGAACCGGTGTAGCCTTGGTTGTCGTACAAGGATTGACCGATCAGTACATTTGGACCGGCCCCATTGGAGGCATACCTCGCGATTGAGTGTTGATGGTTTCCGTTGGTGCTGGTCGTCCCACTGTGCGTGTGGCCCGCGCTTTCCGTTCCGGTCGTCGCGCTGAACGTATGCGAGTGCGACACCAGCGTCGCGTCCTTGCTGCCGCCGGTGGCGGCCAGCGCGTAGGACGACCCGGCGCCCACCGCGAACCTGTTCAGGTAGTTGGGCAGGTTGAAGGTGGTGCTGCCGTCGCCCACGCCGAACGTGGTGCCGATCAGCGCGAACAGCGCCGCGTAGGTGCTGCGGCTGACCTGGCTGCCGTCGCACATCAGGTAGCCCGTGGGCGGCGTGTTGGTCGGCCACATCTTGATCTCGCCCGTCTGCGCCAGCTGGCCGTCGTTGGGCGCATTCGCCAGAGTCCTCGTCTTGCTCATCTCGTCACCCCACCCACGTGATCATCAGATAGCCCGAGCCGCCGGCGTTGCCGGCCGTGTTGATGGCCCCGCCCCCGCCCCCGCCGCCCGTGTTGGCCGAAGCTGCCGACCCGCCCGCAGCGCCAGGCCCGTAGCTGCCGCCACCGCCGCCCCGGCTGGCATTGGCCGCGCCGCCGCCCGACATGCTGGCGCCGCCAGAGGCGCTGCCGCCCCCGCCCCCGCCGCCGCCCTGGCCGCTCTGGAACACGACGCCCGCCGAGCCGCCGACGCCGTTGTCACCACCCGCGCCGCCGGTGCCGCCGCCGCCCGCGCCGCCGATGTTGCTGCCCGAGCTGGCGCCCACGGCGCTGAAGCCGCCACCACCCCCACCGCCGCCGTCGGTGCCTGTCTGCCCCTTGGCGCCGCCACCGCCGCCGTAGGCCGTCACGGTGCCAAAGGTGGTGTTGCCGCCGGCGCCGCCGTTGCCGTTGATGGCCCCGGCCGTGCCTGCCGCGCCCACCGAGTAGGCGATCGACGCGCCCGCGGTCACGGGCAGCTCGATGTCGACCACCGCGCCGCCCCCGCCGCCGCCCCCGCGGTAGCTCGAGGTGTAGCCCCCGCCGCCCCCGCCGCCCGCCCCCACCGCGAACACGCGCACCGAGCTGACGCCGACCGGCACGGTCCAGTTGCCGCTGCCCGAGGTGAAGACCTGGGACTGCGACTTGCCCCCGCTGAAGAACTGCGACAGGGTGCTCATGTGGTACTGCTCCTACTGCTTGTTGCTGCTCAGCCGAACACCCAGCCGAGCGTCGCGCCGGTGTAGACCAGCGTGATGGTGGCGTTCAGGCTGTCGATCGTCAGATCCTCGGCCAGGTTCTGGATCTTGTTGCCGTTGCGCGCGACCACGCAGGTCGTCGTGCCCGACAGGTTGCTGATCTGCACCTCGTCGCCCACCGCCGGCGCGGCCGGCAGCGTCAGCGTCAGCGAGGCCGTCAGCACGTAGCGCGTGTTCACCGCGGCTGCGGTGTTGACGGCAACCACCTCGACGCCCGGGCGCACCGCGTAGGCCCCGTAGCCCACCAGGTCGATCACGTCGTTCAGCGCCACGCCCGAGGTGAAGACCACGCTCGTGCCGTTGGTGGCCGTGAAGTCGGTGCCGTTGCGCTGCTTGACGCCGTTGCGCCACACGTCGACCTGGCCCACCGTGTAGGCGATCGCGAACGTCGTCTGGCCCGCGGTGGCGGTGTAGGTCTGCCGGGTGGACGTCAGCGTCGCGGCCACGATCTGCGCGTCCACGTAGGCCTTCGTCGCCGCGTCGGCGCTGGCCGTGGGCGCGGGCAGGCCCTTGACGATGCAGTTGTCGGTGCGGAACTGGATCGACGCCGGGATCTGGAACGAGACGTTCGTCGCGGCGAACACCTGCACGCCGCTGACCGCGAGCCCGACCTGGCTGGCGCCGGGCCGGTAGAAGCCGCTGCTGGGTTCGTTGGTGAAGGCAATGCCGGGCGCTGAAACGCTGCCGTCGCTGAGCCTGAAAGGCGCCAGCATGCCGCCCTCGCCGTTGCGCGACAGCGAGTTGGTCAGCGCGGTGGCGATGTCGTTCAGGGTCGGGTTGGCCCACGACGCGTCGATCGTGGTGCCGGTGACGACCGGGTTGCCTGCCGGCAGCGTGTAGGTGCCTGATGCGTTGCGTGGCATGTCTCAGTTCTCCGTCATTGCAGCGCCGTGGGCAGGCCGCGCAGCAGACCCAGCAGCTCCTGCTCGGCCAGGGTCAGCGGCTGGCCGGCGGCCAGCTGCCGCTCGAGCAGCTGGATCATGGCCTGCGGGTTCTGCAGCGCCTGCGCCAGCGCGGCGTCCTTGTTGGCGTTGGCCTTGCCGCGCGCCCAGTCGAGCGCCGTGCGGCCGGGCGCCCCGGCACTGCTCAGCGCAGCCTCGGCCACGTTGCCGGCAGCCTGCGCCGCGATCGTGTCGCTGGCCGTGTTGCTGCCGCCGCCCGCTGTGGCGCTGCGCTTGACGCCCT